GAGTTGGTCAGGGATGTTGAGAACGCGGTTCCCCGTACCGCCTTGCGGCGTACCCTGCCCTTCTGGGCGGGGGTGAGGTCACCGAAGTAGCCACTTCCCCCGAAGGTTCCGGTGCCGCCGAAGGTCGTGGCGCTTGCGCCGGTCAGGGAGAGGTCAACCAAGGTGGTTTCCCCGCCGCCCTGTGCGAAGTCCCAGGAGACTCCGAGCGCGACCTTGCCGCTGCCCCACATCTTCGTTTCGCGGATCACCTTCTGCGAGCCGCTGTTGAAGTCTTGCCAGCCGCTGCGCCAGCGGGAAGTGATCGCGGTTCCGTCGTCTGAGGTATGCGCGGCGGTTTGGTTGTAGAGCTTCTTGTTGGTCGTGTCCGCGAAGACCAGCTCGGGGGTGCTTGAGCGGCGGAAGGACATCCCGCAAGCGGCGGGGAGATCCCAAAGGCTCCACCACTCGTAGATCGGGTCGTAGACGAGGGTGCGGTTGTTGGACGCGCCCGTGGAGGTGTAGGCGACGTAGAGGCGGTCGTTGTGCCACCACAGGGCCGTGTTGGAAGCAGCGGACTGAAGCAGTGTGCCGCCGAGGTAGAAAGGCGAGGCGGGTACGGAGGAGTCGAAGATCGGGTCGATGGGGTCGGAGATGAGCTGCGGCTCCCCGCCCGTGGTCCGGTAGACGCCCGAGCGAGAGGCGACGTAGACGCCATCGGTTCCCGCGCAGACCGCCTTCGGCCCCAACGCCCCTACCCCGGAGTTCACGGTGCGGTAGTCGAACACGGGCAGCCCGCCTGAGTCCTGCGACTCTCCGTAGATGACGAAGAACTTGGACTCCTTGAAGACGAACACGTTGTCGCCCCACGCAACTATCGCTTGGACCTTCTCGCCGTCGCCGGGGGTGAGCTGGGTGAAGTTCGTGGCGGTCCAGGTTTCGGGCTGGCCGGCGTTGGAGAAAAAGACATGGCTGGGTGAGGAGGTCGTGCCGTCTGGTGCCCCGGTGGTGTTGTTGAACCGTCCTGCGACGAGGCGGTTCGACTTGGCCATCACCGCGAGCGATCCGGCCTCGGGGGTGTCTGGGATGGCGGTGGTCCAGGCCGTGCCGTTCCACTTGTTGAGGTTCGCGCTTCCCTGCCCCGCGTACACGACTTCGTTCCCGGGGGTGCCGAAGCGGGCGAAGCCCCAAGTCCCGGTCGTTAGTCCAATCGCAGAAGCCACAACCGCGCCCGCGTTGTCGAGCCCCTCGAGCCGTGTGCCGCACCCCGCGACGATCTGAGCGGTTGAGGAGGCCGTGACGTAGTAGGGGATCATCGTGGCCGCAGCGAGGGTTTGGGCACTCCCAAGGTTGTCGTAGCCGTCGCGCTGAGTGACGCTCCCGCGCCTGGTGAACGTGACGTTCATCAGGTCGATGGCCTGCGAGGGGTCGGTTGCGTCCTCCCTGTCGCGGGTGTTCAACCCACCACCCAGGCTTACGAATGCCTCGGGGGTGTAGGTCACCTAGGACCAGCCGGAAAGGTCGGTGATGGTGATGTGGCCGACGCCCGAGTAGTCGCGGTCGAGCTGACCCTTCCGCATCCGCTGGACCCCTTCGGCCCAGACCTGACGCAGAATCCCCGCCGCTTCCATCTCGTCGTCGTCCTTGTAGGCCCGGATAACCGCCCCGTCCACGATCAGGTCTTGGTAGCGGGTGGGGACGATGGGCGTGTCTGAGTCTGAGGCCAGCGCCGTGGGAATCTTCAGGTAGCGGACGGAGATGGTGTCCGTGGTGTTGAGCGGGAAGACGCGGAGGACTTGAGCATCGAGGTAGAAGTGGGTGGGGCTTCCGGCGTCGTCAACCTCGGGGTCTACGTCCACGACGTCGCGGCGGGCCAGCCCGTCGAGGGTGCGGCCCGTGGTGGTGTTGGACACCGATTGGACCGTGCGAACGTCCGTGATCGTCACCGGAGCGGTACCGCTGGTCGAAGCCTCAAGGAACGGCCAAGCCGTTTCCTCGCACAACTCCTGGTATGCCTGGTTGATCCAGCGGTCGATGCGGTCGGTGTCGCCTTCGTAGTCGAAGCCTCTTGCGTAGACCTCTGCGCGGAGCTCTGCGAGGGTCATTTGTCACCCAACGGAACCGCGCCCTTGGCCCAGAGTCGCTTCGTCAGGCCACCGTCGCCGGCCAGTCTCTTAGCTGCGCGGAAGTTGGAAGTGATCTCCTCCTTGCGCTGCTCACTGGCGGCGGCTTGGCTGGCCTGCGTAACCTCCTCTGCGGCTTCGATGTCGTCCGAAGGAAGCTCGTAGTCGCCTGACCACGTATCGGCCATCTTCATCGCCTCCACGACGCCCCAGTCAGGCTCGCGGAAGGCCCCGTTCTCGCCTTGGATCGGGTAGTACATGTCAACCTTGCCGGGGTCGTTCTCCAGCCATACATGCCAGCGACCGGGGACGATGCCGTAGCGGGCTTCGGCCTTCTCGCCGAAGAAGGTGAGCTTGAGCCGAGGGTCGAGGTCGCGCAAACCGTTCGCCACATGCGGGGCGGTGGTGATCTGCGAGTTGACCATCTCCTCGCGCTCTAGCTTTGACCTAGTGATTGGGTCGAGAAGGCCGAAGCGATCCACTCCTAGTAGCCCCGAGCGGTTACGTCGATGACCAAGCCATCAACGTCAGCGTCGCTTGCGATCTGAGCAGGAGTCTCGTCATAGACGAGAACCTTGATCGTGCCGCTGCCCGTCTGAATCGCGGCAGTGGCCGAAGCCGCGTTGACCGTGGTGGTAGCCGAGGAGTAGATCCGGGCGTCGGCGGTGTCGATGTTGTTCAGCCCGAGCTGCGCTGCGGTGACGCTCTCCCCACCCGTGGGGTAGGCGGCGTCCATTGCGATGCGGCGGTGGGTCCGCTTCTGATGGCCGTCGATGTAGAACGGCAGCGAAGCGGGGTTGGTCACGGTGACAGCCATAGATGGCTCCTTTGTCGAAGGGAAAGAAAGCTGAAGCCCCCCACCCGAAGGCAGGGGGCTAGAGCGGTCCTAGCTGAGTCCACCCAGACGGGCGAAGGCGTTACGCCTGTCGCAGCCGAGGTTCCAGCGGTAGGTGAGCTTCGCGACGTATGAGTCGGAGCCCTGCTGCCAGGTGAGGATGTCCCCGCCTGTGTGCTTGTTCTGCCAGTACGGCTTGCTCGCTGCCACCGGGAACAGGTGGTCGAACTTGCCGACGTACAGATCCTCGTCCCAGCAGTCGGGGTGAGCGTGAAGCTCCGTCCCGTTCCAGGTGTCCTGCTGCTGGTTGCCAGCCGAGATTGCGTTGTCGTTGGCGAACCGGACCTGCTGCTGGAGCTGCTCGTACAGCTTGCGCCGCTGCTTCAGCCCCGTGAGGATGAAGTCCGACTTGGTGCCGCGCTGCTCGGTTTCCTGCAACTGCTGCATGATGAGCGAGACCGTGAGTGCCTGCGAGGTCGTATCGACATTCGCAGCCGCCCACTCGTCCTGAGCCGCGACGGTCAGACCGCCGAGGGTTGCGGAGGCGCTGACGATGTTCCGCAGCCCGTTGGACTCGTAGGAGGTAGCGCCGGAGCGCGAGTTCTTGTTCGACACAAAATCGGTCGTTGCGTCCCCCGTCTCTGCTCCACCTGCAACGGTGAAGGCGACGTTGGTGCGATCAACGGCGGTGATGGTGCCGTTATCAACGTCCGAGACTTCGTCGGCGGTCGTTCCAACATCGACACCCGACCCGACATGCAGCCAGCCGCGCTTGAGGATCTGCGCGCCCGATGTCGTGTTCAGGTCAATGTTGTTGGAGCTTGAGGTACGGCAAGCGCCGATAAGCGCATCGCCGTTCCCGAAAAGCTGGCGCGTGATCTGCTTGCGCAGGTCGTTGACGGCACCGTCCACATGAGCGGGCAGGGCCTCCGCGACAGTCTTCGCGTTGTTGTCAGACGAGTCGATCAGGTCGCCCTGAATCGCAATCGGCATGTGCTGATGGGTGTAGTCGTACTCGGCTTTTGCGATGCCTTGGTTGCCAGCCGTGTTGAGCGGGCCACCACCGTCGGGGAGGACGGTGAAACCGGCGGCCCGCTGGGTGTGGATC